ATGTTATTTGATGGAGATGAGGAACTTAAAGTTTGGTTTACGGTTAAAAAGGGTCTAACTATTCAGCTTAAGAATTCTCGAATCAATATTGACCAAAATTCAAAGATTACTCTTGAACATGAAGATTCTCTTTCAATTATTGAAATGGAAGGAGCAACTATTCGAATCGTATCTGACAGCCAGGTCAATATAACTTCGAATTCAGTTAGAGCAACGGCTGATCAGATATGGTTAGATGGAGACTCTACTAGAATAGGACATAGTCCATTAACTGGACCTGCAATTCTTGGCGATAGATTATTTGCAATGCTAAAGGTTTTAGCTGGTATGATTGATGCAAAGATGCCTTCTACTCCAGGAGCAGCTCAACAAGTTGTAGAAGCTGCGAAGACCCTATGCTTGTCAGAAACAGTTATTGTCGGTAAATAAAAACCGACTCAGCCAGTTTGATAAAAGATGGTATTGGAAGATTATTATCAAATATTGGGTGTCAAGCGGGATGCAAGCAAAGAAGAAATAAAGAAATCTTATCGTAAGCTCGCCACTAAATTCCATCCAGATAAAAACCCTGATGGAGCAGAGCAATTTAAAAAAATTGCAGAAGCCTACTCTGTACTCGGAGATGAGACAAAAAGGGCAGAGTATGACTCACCTAAGCGAACTAAGTTTACCACAGATGGTTTTGGTTTTAATGATTTTAATTCTGAACAGTTTAGAACATGGAAGGACTTTGGTGGATTTGGTAGGCGACCATCGACTCAAAATCTGGCAATAACTCATAATCATCAAATTTCTCTACTAGCTATCCTAACTGGCGAAAAATTCGAAGTTATAATTGAAAAGACGATGACTTCATTGAATGGATCTAGTAAGAAGGAGCCAAAAACATTGAGTCTATTCATTAATATTCGAGAGAGACATTTTCCTATTGTAAAACAGCGAGCTGGCCTATATACAGTTCAGCTTAGAATAAAGGGATATGGTAATTCAATGGAATACGAAGATCCATGGAAAGGCCGAACTGATACTCTGACTGGCGATCTTATTGTAAACCTAGTCGTACCAACTGATCGAATAGAATTAGAGAATGGTGACATTATTCAAGAGGTAGACATTTCTCTAAAGGATGCGCTATTTCCAGAAGAGTTTATATTTGAGACAATTGACTCAAAGAAATTTAAGATTAAGTCATTTAATAGCAATAGCTTAACTAAGTTTAGCTTAAATATTCCAGACCAAGGAACTATTCGCGAAAATGGAACAGTCGGTAGGTACGTCTTTAAACTAAACGTATTAAAACCAAACATTTCTGAGCTAACCGATGAAGAGAAATCTACTCTGGTGAATTTTTTAAATAGGCCGTAATAAATAACGGTATACGGAAAGATCCCGTTTTGGCGGGCTATTCCTGTATAAATAATAAAAAATTTACATAGCTTAGTGGATACTAATCTTATCAATTTGAGCACAACGGTTCCAACTGAGAATCAGGTCTTTATCATTGAGAAAGTCAATGAAGGCTTGTCAGTATCAGATAATAATGGAGACATTGTTTTAGAAGGTACCGCTGCAGTATTCGGAGTTAAGAACAATAACAACCGAGTTTATGAGAAAGAGGAGTACCTACCCCATCTATCTTATCTGCAGGAAAAAATTTCAAAAGGCCAATTATTTGGCGAACTTGATCACCCACAGAGTTTTGACGTGTCTCTTAAGAACGTATCTCACGTAGTCGAAGGACTAAGTTATGATGAAGGATCTAATTCTGTAAAAATCAAGTTACGTATCTTAAATACACCAGCTGGTCAAATCGCTAAAACCCTAGTTGAATCAGGTTGCACAATCTCTTGTTCATCAAGAGCTGCTGGTCAAGTAATGAATGAAGGTAAAGTTAAACTTCATAGAATTTTTACATACGATCTAGTTGCTGAGCCAGGTTTCTCGCAAGCAATTTTACAAAAATCAGTAAACGAAGGTTTACAAACACAATTCACAAGCGTGTTTGAATCATTAGATCTATTAAAGCAAACTTCCGTTACAAATAAACTTATGGATATTTCAGAAAATTTCAATTTCGAGGATTCTGTGAAGGTCTATAGGATAAATAATTCAGAAATGAACACACCGACTCAAAATAACAACAAACAAATGGCAAATGAGTTTGTAAGTAGAGAAGAACTTAATCAGTACTCTGAGCTAGTTAAGAAAAAGTTCGAGGCTCTTCAAGAAAGCATTACAAAGAACAATAAGGGCATCGTTGCTCTATCTGAAAGTTCTAACGAATCTCCAAAAATGGTCGACTACGTTAACTACCTAGCTGGCGAAATGGAAAAGCTCGTTGAGTATACTAACTACCTATCAACTATGTTGAATAAGGGAATTAACTATACTGAGCACGTAGCTGAAAAAGTAAATAACGTGATCGATTACTCTGATTACCTAGCAGAAAAAACTGAACAAAACATTCAGTACTCTGATTATTTAGGAGAAAAAGTAAATCAATCTATTAACTATTCAGAATATGTTGCTGAGCAAGTTGAAAAGAACATCACGTACACTGAATACGTTGCTGAACAAGCAGATAAAGGAATTCAGTATGCTGAGTACGTTGCTGAACAAGCCGAAAAAGGAATTCGTTATTCTGAGTATATTGGTGAAAACCTAGAAGCTGCTATTAAATATGCAGATTATCTTGGTGAAAATCTAGAAAAAGGAATTAAATACTCTGAATATCTAGCAGAAACCATGAATGAAAAAATTACTCCAAGTGCAGCAGTTTCTGCTCGCAAGCTCTTAGCTGATGTTAAGACCTTAAACGAAGGAGTTACATACGAAGTAAATGAAGAATCTGGTGTTGACGAATTAGTTGCAGCAGTTGACGGAATTATCGGTCATATCAAATCTAACTCAGCTAATGCAGTTTTAGAAAACAGATATCCATTCTTAAAGCTTCTAAACGAAAATAATAAGCAGAAATTCTTCTCATTAGATCAAGAGACTAAGACTGCAATCGTAGAAACTCTAAGAGGAGCAGTTTATTTCACAGAAGCTGAAGTTATTAACTTAATGGAAGCTGTTCTTAATAAACAAGAAGAAAATACTCCTAACTACGTAAGATTTATGCCAGAAAAATACAAAGAAGTATTTGAAAGCATGACAGATGGTGAAAGAAATTGGGTTGCAGCACAAGCTCACAACTTCCAATTAAATAATGCATATCAAGTTAAATCTTTCTGGGATTCTCGCGATCTTCGTGGAATTTATGAGAGAATTGCGATTGAAAAATCAAATTCAGAAAAAATTAACGAAAGCCAAGGTGCAGAAGGCTACGTCTCGTTAAATAAAGTCAATGAAAGTCTAAGAGGTTACTCAAATGGCTATCTTGATGCTCTAAAACGTAGAGCAAAAAATTAAAAAAACCGTTTCTAAAAAATGGCAACTAAAGTTTTCAAAAGACTCAACGACGCAAGCGTACGTGAGACTTGGGCTCCAGTTTTAGAAGGTTATGGCGTAGATCTAAATCAGCGCCCTTGGTTAGTTGACTATGCTCACAACCACGCAATCTTCGAAAATGCTGGCGCTATCAACGAATCAGCTCCTGGATTATTCTTCCAACAACCTGGTTCAATCAGCTCAATGGGCGCAATCAGCGCTCCAACCAATGCAATGACTCCGTTCACTGCAGGTGGTGCAAAAACTACTGCTTCTGGTTCAGGTGATAAATTTCCATCGCTTATGCCAGTTGCTATCCAAGTAGCAGCTAAAACTATTGGTTTCGACCTAGTTGGTGTTGTTCCTATGGATTCTCCAGTAGGATTCCTTCCTTACCTTGACTATGTTTACCAAGGCGTTAACCTAAACACTGCTTTCGAGCCGTTCCTTATTAAAGTAACTGACTCAGCTGCTGTAACTGGTACTTCATCTGGTGACGGTACAGGTGCAGGCGACACAATCGATGCGTCTAACCACACATTCAAGTATGTTGGTTTATCTCGTGTAGATGGTCACCCTATCTACAAAGTAGTTGCAGTTGACGATGCTTCAGCTGTAACAG